TAAAAATGACTGTGAAATCATAGTCTGTGAGGTTGGATGTATAGTTAGTTAGGTATACAAGGAACAAACCAAAACTGTAACCTAATAAAGAGAAACAAAATTATAATTATTCACCTAAATTTTTAAAAAAGATTTTAGCTAAAGAATATAAACTAAAATAACAGGAGACAATAAAATGGAATTTACTAACAGAGACAGAAGAATCCTCAGTGAAGCCAAATCGGTGGTAGACATATGGAAAGGAATGGCTGACGACACACGGGATGCGCTCAACGGAATCATCGAGGGATTGCCAATAAGCGACATAGATAAATCGACTAAAAAGAAACTGATCACCATTGCAGAGAGGATAGAGGAGTACGCCATTACCATTGGGGCAGATGCACTCGAAGAAGCTGCGTGGGCACTGCGTATATCATTAGAATATGGTGAAAATTGGGATGAAGTGCCAGAAAAAGAATGAGTAACATCATAGGATACAAAAAAATAACTTGACAAGTTAACACATAACGTTGTAATATCATTCAGCGGTTTACTTTATATTAAGTAAGCATTAAGGATAATTAAGGGTATAAGCCGTACAACTTAAAAGGCATAAACCCGAAGTCCCCTATAAGACAATGGGACTTCGGGTTTATTTGTTTGGAGTAATGATGGAAACTGAACAATACGAAGATATGGACTATAGACCTGACTTTCGCTTATTAGGTATTATAGATCTTGCCAAATCATTACAGGACTACGATAACAGGAAGGATGCTGGAATAGAAGACCCACAACGTATCGTGTGGGGTGAAATCAGTAATATCAATCCCGATGAAGAAAACGAAGTCCTTCTCCAAAAAGCGATAGATTATTCATATTTTGACGATGGGAAAGGGTGGATCAAATATGAGCACACACCAAAAAATCACCCCAAAAACATTATAGGCGTCCCCCATGAAAGGATGACAACAGATAATAACACCGTCCTAAAAGCAGCACTATTGGATGGGACGGAATATGCCGACTACGCTTGGGATTTGATACAAGCGATTAACAGACATAACAAACGGTATCCCGATAAACAACGCACCCTCGGCTGGTCGGTAGAGGGAGATTATATCGATGGCAAAAGAGCGAAAGGTGGAATCAGGAAAGCTAAAGTCATCAATGTGGTCATCACCCCCAACCCCGTAAATAAGACTACTTATCTTAAAACAATGGAAGAAAACCACACTGCCTTTTTTAAATCACTATCTGCAACCCCAGTGAAAACTAATTTGTCAGAGAAAATGGGTGGTGATTCTATTACGAAGGAAAATATTGACAAAAAGCTTGTAGACACATCAGAATCTTCTAACGAAGGGAATCTCTCTGAGAAAGATTCTGATGGTAAAAAGAAGAAAAAGAAGAAAAAGAAAGAACAATTGAACAAATCAAAAAACAGGAGGAACGCTATGTTCAATTCGTATGAAGAAGCCATCGAATTCTATGAGGATAACGGTATTGAAGAAGAAAAAGCCTCAATAATGGCAAAAGCTCAATTTCCAGGTCATGATGAAGATGGTTATAAATATGCAGATCAAGAGACAAAGGGTCTGCTAAAAGGCATCTCAGAAAAGATTGGCAATCTTACCGAAGTATTCAAGAGTGTTGATCCTGATGAAGATGATGAAGATGATTATTATGATGACCCCCTTGATGATGACCCCCTTGACATTGAAGGAGACGAAGTGGATGTGACGGAAGTCCTGGGCAGTATGGACAAATCAATCCGAAACACAAGTGAATCACTCGACGAATTGGTTGGATACACTCATGAGAGAGACATAGCGATGGCTGATGCACTCAGTGAGGTAGGAGATATATCAGATCAATTAGACGAATTAAAAAAATCCATGACAGTAGAAATCGACGGAAAATCTGTGCCGCTGAATCACTTAGTAGCAGTGATTTCTAAGTCGGTATCCAACGTGCCAATTGATTTGAATCAGTTCGAAATTATCGGTGATCCTGAAGGTAACGGAAACGCCCATGAAAGTAAACTTCCACCCTGGTCAGAGATGCAAAAAAGTCTCGCTAAGGGATTGGAAGGGAAAAAGATTACACCAGACGAAGCTCTACGAGCTGAAGCTTCCCATCGCAGTGGTGCGGGGAATATGGTGAAATCTATCATGGACAAGTGCCAATAGAATCCAATGTCATAGAATTACAAACATAAGGAGTTAACCATGAACATTTTAAATGGGTTAAGCTACGAATCCATTCAGGAAATAAATAAAAGTCTCCTGGATGATGGTAGCATAAGTTTCCCCCAGACACCGCAGATGGCAAAAGCTCTCGGTGCAGGGGGGGATTACTCTACCAGCCTAACGGAACTGTCGCAACTAACTTCAGGTCGGGCAATAACGGTAGAGAATATTGAACGTGATCTGAAGGTCACAGCCGAACAGGAAAGCGACCTTGTATGGTGGAATCTTCTCCGCAAGTCGCCAATCTATGCCGTTCTGGATCAGTATATGGTACAATCTGATCTCGGTATCGATGCACATCGGCATGTATTCGGAAAGTTTAAAAAAGAATCACAATTTCCTAAAACATCAGACGTAACACTGGAACGTAAAGTAGATACCACAAAGTTCATCCGTGATATGAGGGACATCACCCACGTCATGGAATCAGTCCAGACGATGGTAGATCACCATCAGATTATCAACCGGGCTGCAGCCACAACAGTACTTGAAGCCAATGAGCTCGCAACAGTCTATGGTGACAGCGATGTTATCCCCTCACAGTTTGACGGTCTTTTGAAGAAACTGAATGCAACGGAAGATGCCGGATACGATTGCGTCATAGATTGTCGTGCTACAGGAAGTAGCAGTAACAGTAAAGGAGAACAGATAACGGAAAATCAGCTTGAGCAGGGAGCGGAAAAAATACGCAACTCTTTTGGTATACCGACTAACCTGGTAATGCCGTTCAAGGTCAAGAGTGACCTGAACGCAATCCTGCCAGTTAGTCGTCGAGTAGTTCCTGGATTGCAGCGAGGCGAAATGAATATGCTTGGACTGCCAGCCGCAGGATTTTACACTGACTTTGGCTGGAGTGGATTTGGAGGAGATCCACAATTCAAATTCAATCCAGTAAATGACACCTTCTATCCAGGTGGCGAGTCAAGCTCGATGGTATCACCTGCAGCGTCTGTAGGTACTGCACCCAGCGTACCAACTGGTGTAAGTGCATCAGTATCAAGTGATTCTGCAAGTAAATTTGGAACAGGAGATGATGGAGACTATTTCTATAAAGTAGCATCACTCAATGCTGACGGCATCAGCGCATCCGAACCTCTTAAATCAGGTGGAAATGCCGCTGTAATCGCCGTCACCGCCGGACAGAAAGTGACGCTGACAATTGCCGCTAACGATGCCACTATCACAGGCTACGCAATTTATCGCAGCCCAATGGATGGTACAACGAGTTCAGAATGTCGATGGATCGCCGACATCAAAGCAGTGAACCCAACTGGAAACACAACGTTTGTGGACTTGAACAAAGCACTGCCCGGAACTTCATCGGCAATACTTATCTCCAATGCTCCTCAGACAGCAGCACTTGATTATCGACAGTTGCTACCGTTTGTCCGCATGCCACTTGCTTTCGGTTTGAACGGGATCGTAGGTGTGCCGTATCTCTACATGATGTACAGCTACCTGCGTACCGCCAAACTTTCGAATCCACGCACAGGCGGTGCGTACCATGTTCTTTTCAAAAACATCCGCTGGTCAGGGTCTGAATTCTAAAAAATCAACATTATCCTGAGAGGGTGGAGGTATAACGGTGTGCTCCTCGTATACCGTATTATCTCCACCTTCAAAAGGCGGTAAATCAGAGAGGATGACAGATGAAATATATTCTTGCAGAAAACCTGGCAACACAAACGGTTATCACCAGCGAAGGCGATGTAGCATTCGTGGATGGAGTAGCATCAGAATTTACAGAAAAACAAGCCGACTATTTTACTGACAAAGGGGGTTACCTATTAAGTGACACAAAAGAATTTCCCGAAGATCAACCTGAAGAAGAAATAGTTGAAGCTGACAAAGCACCGAAACTCCCCGTTCTACAAGATAAATTAGCTGAAATCATCGTATTTGCTAAAGAACACAAAGTTAATCTTGAAGGTATAAGTCTCAGAGCCAAGAAACCCTTATTGGAAGCCATCTATACTCATTTTGAGGGATAGAAGATGCAAACCTTGTATCTTGGGTCATCGAACCGAACCAGTCTGGCAACGGATAAGACGGTTGATGCTATAAAGCTTTCTATCATAACCAGCCTTGGCACTTATGTAAAAGACAGCAATAACGCCGATATTAAGGACGTAGTCTGTTCCCTCGACTCTGAAACAGGGCAGTACTATACCGATATAACATTCCACTCCAGTGCCACAAAGGGTGACATATTTTTATACTGGGCAGCAACGTACAACAGCCAGACAGTTGTACTGGAGGATAAATATAGCCCCGAAGACGGCGTAATCGCCGACAAGATAGATACCTCACCCATATTGATAACACCCACCTACCTCATGGACAACTTTCTGAGAGGTATCGATATTGATGTAATCGAGGAAACATTTCAGGGACAGGGATACAGGAGTGTCCTGAGAGGACAGATAAAAGCAGCCACATCCAAACTTGAGAGAGAAACACTCGTGCACTTCACCCCCCAGACTATAACAGGTGAGCGACACAGCTTCTACATGAGCGAAATTCCCGAGAAATTCTGGACAGTGAGACTTTATAATTTTCCCATCGTCAGCGTGGACAGAGTACAACTTAAATTAAACGAATATGAAATCGTGGAAGATATTCCTTCAGACTGGGTGCAAACAGAAAATCCCAGAGACGGGATGGTGAGCGTGATCCCCTATGCTGGGGGCGTAGCAGCATTCGTATTCCGCATCGTGACACAGGGGGGGATGGGGGCAGCACTACTATTTGGGGAGGCAGACCATATTCCAGGATTCTTCTCATATGATTACACAGCAGGGCTCGACTGGGACAATATACCCGATATAGAGAGAGAGGATATCAAAGCAGCTATTGGGAGAGAGACAGCGATTCGGTTTCTGCCAAACCTTGACGTACACAGGGGGATTTCGTCAGAATCGAAATCAGCCGATGGTATCAGCACATCGAGAAGCTACACAGCAAGCGCAATCTATGGAGAACACTCGGCAGCTATCGAAACATGGATAAAACACCAAAAAACATGGGTAAATCAATTTAAACGGAAGCACCTGACACGAATACCAATGGATGGGTATACACCTTAAATGTTAGTTGAAGTAAAAAAATACCCTGAAAGTTTGGAATATGAAAATAGTACGGAATGGTTTCCGATTCAAGCAGGCGATCCCGATAAAAACCCCCTCGGTATTTTTGCCTTCGCCAGAATAATTACGCCAGTAAAAAAGATAGAAAATGTAGAGAGAGATTTAAAACTAATCCGTGAAGGAAAATAGATGCCAGAGATACGGATAAACATCGATCATGATAAACTCAGTGAAGTGATACATGGTCTGGAGATGCTCAGACAAGAGACTCTTCCAAATACAGCCAGGTCGGTACAAGCAGCGACGGGCATGATACAGCAGGCATGGGTAGACAAAACCAAAACAGTATTTGATCGTCCTACAGGCACATATGCACAGGCAATTCAGGAAGGTCTGTTCTATCCTTATAACGGGAATCCGTTAGCGGGAACCGTGATTAACAACTCACCTCACGCATCGTACATTGAAGATGGCACACCCCCTCATGATCTCAAAAAAGCACTCCATACTTCACAGAAGGTTAAGATAAGCAAAAAAGGTAAGCGGTATCTCATTATCCCATTCAGGCACGGCACACCCTCAAGAGGAAGTCACGAAGGTGGATTAGGTATGAAGCGAGCTACCATGCAGACCATGCCTAAAAGCGTCTACGCACAGGCAAAGAATCTGGCAGTCAGTCAGCGCATCAGACAGGGGAGCGGATATCGATATACATGGGGAGAACGGCTGACAAATACACAGGTAAAAGCAGCCGGAGCGGACATCAAGCTTAAGCCAGAGCACAAAACCAATCCTTATGAGGGGATGGTAAAATTTGGCAGACACCCCACAGCCGGAGGGTCTCAATACATGACCTTCCGTGTGATGCATGAGGACAGCACAGGATGGTATCATCCGGGTACAACACCACTGAAACTGGCAGATAAAACAGCGAAGGAGATGGACGTACCTGTAACACGGATGATAGATAACGGATTACAACAGGATATTAGAGTATACGGGATTGTATGACGCAGACACTCAACATGTCAAAGGAGATAGTTGGACTCATCGATGAGATGGGAACAATTGTGAAATACTACGAGGGGCGTCTATCCAGCGATGTGGCAATGCATAGCGGGACATTCGACTATCAGGATAGTGATACGCTTGGATTCTATTACAAATCTCCTGTAGAGTATCGATTACTGCGCTCCGGTATCAACTACCGTTCTATCACCGAAAAAGCTGGACAGATACTACAAGGTGGATGCTCAATGACCATTGCCAGAAAGCTGAAAAACCACCATGCAGTATTAACCAGTAATAAAGCTATTACAACAGTAGACCTGAGCAGCGAAAAGAACATTACGCTGAAGACGGATGGTGGGACTAAGACAACAATAGACTGCTCAGTCAATGCCGCCAACGTCAGTGCTGTTACGCTTGCAGAGATCATCCATAATCTCAATACTGCCGGACTCGGAGAAATTGCATACGAAAGCGGATCAGACGGAGACCCAATGGAGACAGGTTACGTCACTATTCGCTCAATTAAGACAGGTAACAACTCAATAATAGAACTGCATCCAAGCGATAGTAACGACGCTCAGTATGACATTCTCGGTATACCAGAAACAGGACAAATACAAACTTATATCCCCAGTAAATCTCACTTTCAATACCTCGATGTATATAACAAGGTATCACGTGGAGACGTATTCGTGGTAAACAAACGGATGCGACGTGAAGGTGAAATACTTAAAAGAGGTGTAAAAGATACCTTAAGCGCATTCGACGTGAAAAGAGTCTTAAGTGTAGCAAAAGGGGATACGGTTTATAAAAGGGGGATTGACTATAGCCTCTCAGGTATTACGATAAACTGGCTGAGTGGGGGCAATAGTCCTGCAGACGGAGATTACTACACAGTGGAGTATTTATGCAAAGCAAATTACATTGTTTACAACGAGCTTGCTGCTGATAGGGGAACCGACGATGATGAAATCCCCAAACGAATACATTTAGCATTAAGACAATATTCCAACACGCAACCGTTACCAATCGATTAGGAGTTAGATATGCCGATAAGGACAAAACCAGAAATTGAAAAAATTATCTTAACAACAAATAATACAGAGTATAATTATGAACTGCCAAGGGGAGTTGTGAAATACCAGCTTCAGTCACGCAGTCTTAATGCCAATCTAAGGCTTGCTTTCAAAAGCGACCAAGTGGATGACATAAACAACGGTGAATACTGGTCTTTGGGACAGGGTGAAGTCATGTGGGATGACAGTATAGATACAGAGAAAGGATTAACTATATATATTTCATCAGATACTGCAGGTACAGTTGTAGAGTTGATATACTGGACAGGTTGGATTCGGAGTTCATAGGATAATAATGCCATAGAGGATAAAAATAATATGCCAATAACGAAAAGAGCCCAATCACAAAACAGTGAGGATGTCGCATTTGATAATAGTGATACGGCTTTAAGTGCGACCAATATAAGAGATGCAATCATAGAGATTGCACAAAGATTCTTTCAACAGAGTGTTGAGCCTTCATCAGCCGAAGGAGCAACAGTTGGGGATATATGGTATGATGAAACTGAAGATAAATTGAAGGTTTACATATCAGATTAATAAATAATAACAAATAAAATATAAAGGGGATATAAATGGCAGACGCATCATGGAAACAATTAGCAACAAAGGAATACGTTGATGCTCAGGTTGCTGGTATAGATACTTTATCGGAATTAACTGACACATCTATCACAAGCATTGCAATCGGGGAAATATTGATGTGGGATGGTACTGACTGGATTAACAAAACCCTTGCAGAATCAAACTTAGCACTGCGCAATGGTACTTATAGTTCTTTAAGGGCGCAAGCTACCACAAAAGCTGATGTTGGTTTGGGTAATGTACCCAACTCCCATATTCAGTATTCGAGTGCAATCGATGATGCTACAGCATCAGCCAGAGGTTTGGCACACGAACCATTCTATACTGCTGCGGCAGCATGGACTTCCATAACAGGCAAACCTAATGTTCAATACACTTCTGCTATTCCAGCAGATGATTTCACTTCAGGACAGGTAACAAACCTACAAGCCAATCAACTATCTAATGGCAGCACGCCGTGGACTGACGGTAGTAATATCACATCCGGAACAATTAGTTCTGCCCGTTTACCTGCATTGGCTCTTACAGATGTTTATGCGGTAGCCAATCAAACTGCACAGTTAGCATTGACTGTCCAAGAAGGTGATGTAGCTGTAAGGTCAGATCAAAATAAAAGTTATATTGCACTGAATTCGGATAATGCGGATATGTCAGATTGGCAAGAGTTACTCACGCCAACCGATGCTGTACTAAGTGTCAACGGAGCCACAGGCGCAGTTACCCTTACTCACGATGGTTTTAGTGATTTTGTACAAAATGAACACAGAAACCATAGTGAAATAAGTGTAGTTGCGGGTAATGGACTAACTGGTGGTGGAACTATCGCGCAAAACAGAACAATCAATGTGGTAGGTGGTAATGGTATCAGTGTGACTGCAGATGCTATTAGTACGAATGACGCTCAGATTGTGCATAATAGCCTATCGGGATATAATTCTGATGAACATATTAACTGGAAAATTGACCAGGGTGCTACGGTTATACATTCGAGCAACTATACTAATACTACCTACAGTGAAGGTGATGGTGGTTTAACAGAGAAGAACTTTACAGCTACTCTGAAGACTAAACTCGATGGTATAGCTGCTTCAGCAAATAACTATTCACATCCGACAACTGCTGGGAATAAGCACATTCCGTCAGGTGGAGCATCTGGACAATTCCTGAAATATAGTGCAAGCGGTACTGCAGTTTGGGCTGCTGATAACGACACAACTTATAGTATAGGAGATGGTGGACTTACACAAAAGAATTTCACCACTGCCTTATACAATAAGTTGAATGGTATTGAGGCTTTAGCAGATGTAACAGATGCAGCTAATGTCAATGCTGCTGGAGCAGTGATGAACTCTGACACCTCAGCATCAGCGATGTCCTTTGTACTTGACGAAGACAATATGTCAAGTAATTCAGCAACTAAATTGGCAACACAGCAAAGCATTAAAGCGTATACTGACACAAAAGCTGCAATGGCTACGAGAACTACCGACCCATCAGGAGCTCCAGATACAGGTGTTGGTTCGTTATCCGTAAATACAGCAGACAATAAAGTATTTATGTGGATGTAGATCGGCTGTAAAGTAACTATTATAGGAGGTGGTTTAAAAGAGCCACCTCCTATAATCTTAAAAATGGTAACGAATTATGGCGGGAGCTTCTTGGAAAAAAATAATAACAGACAGTATTAACAACGATGACTGGTCTGGTTCTGATTTGTCAATAGAGAATGGTGGTACAGGGGCATCAAATTCAGTTACAGCCAGAAGTAATATAGGTGCTGCTTCTTTAACACACAATCATACGAGTTCCACAATATCAGATTTAGATTCAGGAGATATAACATCGGGAATATTATCAAATTCTCGTCTACCGTCTAATTGCGGAGCTAACACGTCTTATTTACGTACAAGTGGTGGTACACTTTCAGGCAATTCAACATTTAGTGGCATTACTTCGTATACGGGTGAGAATGGATTGAGGGGAGCGGGAACAAACTGGAATATGGTAGGAACTGCTGTAGCACTGAAGATGTTACAGAGTTCACCTTATACAGTGGGTTATACGGGCTCTGAAAGGCGGTTAAAGGAAAACATAACAGACTTATCTATCTCGGCGGATGATATTATATCACTTATGCCGAGAGAATTTAATTGGAAAGATTCAAAAGAAGACGATGTAGGTTTAATAGTTGATGAAGTTGAAGATACCATACCACAATTGATATTTAGTCTTGGGGGGAAAAAAGGAATACACTACGATAAATTATGTATATATCTATTATCAGTCATCAAACAACAGGCTGAAAAGCTTAATCAGATAAATAAATTGTTATTAGAGAAACCCAATAATAGCTGGCTCAAGAGTGATATACAAGATTGGTTAAAAGTTAGAAACATCTCATATCTTGACTCTGAGACAAAACTTCAATTACTTGAGAAGATAAAATAAATGGAGGGATATCAATGAAGATAGAACTTGGTAAGGTAGTATCATCAAAAGAGGCGCTTATAAAAATAGCACAGTTACCCATGAAAGCAAAAATGTCTTTTAGGGTTGCAAAGGCAATAAAGCAGATTGAGCTTATTTATGATACATATGCTGAAACGAGAAACAACAGAATGAAAAAGTATCAAGAAAATGGTGAAATAAAACCTGGTGATAAGAATTGGGATAATTTTATTGCGGAGATGGAAGAAGTTCTTGGAGAAGAAATAGATATTGATATTACGAAAATTCCTATTTCGTCCATTGCCGATATTTCTCTAACACCATCAGAATTGGTTAATTTAGACTGGCTAATTAAAGAGAAATAATATGAAAGATTCAACTAATAATAACAGAATCCTGATAGTAGATGATGATAAAGCTATCACCGAAATAATAGTAAAATGGCTTAAAAAGAAATATAAGGGCATACAGATTGACTATACAAATGATCCTAATATAGCTTTAGAAATGACATCAGTTACAGAGTATCAACTTGTGATAGCAGATATTATGATGGATGAACTCGATGGATTTGAAATGGTGAAAAGGCTCAACGGTTCTGTACAAACAATAATATATATATCTGGGGATGAAGAAATGCTTAATAAGGTGGTGGAAAATGATATTATTTCTACAGCAATGAAACCACTTGAAATGAAATCTCTAATGGAACAGGTTGAAACAAAACTAAGGTTTGCAGACATGCTAACGGATATGTACCAAAATATAAAACAAATAAAAAATATAATAATACAACGGAAAAAAAATGGCTGGTATTGATCAAATATCTAAGGATGTTGAAGAATTAAAAAAATTACTTGAAGGTGATATGATTGATATGGGTGAAGATCGATCCTTAAAGCAACAAGTCATTAACAACACAAAGTTTCGTAAAGATTGGTATAGATTTAAGTGGATGTGGATTGCTGGACTATTATCAACCTTTTTTGGTGCGTTATATTTGTTAATAAAAATAATACTGGAAGCGAAGGTTTAAATGAACTGGTTTCTACCATTTATACTTTCTACGTCAATATCAATAAGGTCTCCGAATGTTGAGCCGAACCCGTTGGATTACCAGCTCGCATTTTGTTACGAGAAATTGGGTATATTATATGCCTCTGTAGAAAAAGAACAAGAGTTAGGTCAATTATATCAAAATGAGGAGTACTGGGCAAAAACAGATTACAAATACACATATATCAAAAATAGATATGTGAATAAATCAAGCAGGGGAATCTGTTACAATCAAGCAGAGATTGGATTGAAATATAAGAGGTTCTATGGTGGTTATGCACTCAGGCACGTGCAAGAAATTCCATCGCACCGATTCACAGCGGGATATGAAAAAGATATTGCATTGTCGGGAGTAGCAAGGCTTGTAAGTAGATATAACATCAACACCGATTTTCAACAAATTGATTACAGCACATTCTACAAGATTGAATTGGGTTTAATGAAATTCCTTAGTGTGAATATCATGGGGCAGTATGAAAAATCAGGCGAAAATAGTTTTTGGCAACTAAAAACAGGGGTATCGGTAGAAATACCCACATTAAAAGGAGAATAATAAAATGGGAGAAATCATCATATCGCTATTGGAAAAATTAACTGGCGTAGAACTTATCGCTTCGCTGACAGCATTACTTGTAGCAATACAAACGCTTGTACGACTGCTTGGTGAGTTTTTCACCAAACTTGGACAGTTTGGCAAATTTGCCGACGATGAGGGCTGGATGGATAGTTTTGGATCATTCTTACGCTCTGTGTCCACTTGGATTGGCTCTGGGTTGAGCTGGTTTGGGATTGGAAATAAAAAGTAATGAATCTTCAAAGATTGATAGATAGCATCAAGAAGCATGAGGGTCACAGCCCCTATTTGTACAAGGACTCAGAGAATGTCGAGACAATCGGCTATGGTTTCGCAATACGGCATCTCACCCTTGAGGTAGATGTGTCGAGCATTATTCTTGAACGGAAGATATTGCATTTAGTAGTTGATTGCTACACCCTATTCCCATGGCTTTCTTCTATGCCCGCATTAGTGCAAGAGACAATTATAGAGATGGCATACCAAATTGGATTACACGGGTTATCAAAGTTTGTTAAAACAATATCGTATCTAAAATCCAATGATTGGGATAAGGCTTCAGAAGAAATGCTCAACAGCAAGTGGGCGTCCCAGTCAATCAATAGAGCAAAAGAGCTCAGTAACAGGATAGCATCGCTTGAGGATGGCAATAGAGATGGTTAATCCACTTCAATACATTACTTCCCGACCTCACCCGCTTGGGCAGGAAATTGACTTGGAGTTTACTGTACCTGCGATACCTCCTTCCACTTACTCAGTGTACATATTCAAAAAGGAAGGAACAGATATTACTAATACCGAAATAGATGACTACTTTGCCGGTAGCACACCCTCCGGATTAACGGTCTTCGAGCTACATTATGACGGAGCAGGAATCCCACATTATATGGACGATCTTGCCTGTGAGAACGATAAAACCTATTATTACAAGGGAGTGGTTCAGGACAAATCTAACTCAGATTATTCCTCAGCGATAGGAACTAACAGCACCGCCACAATCAATGTCACCACCTCTATAGTTGACGCAAAAGACCAAGTGGTAAAACTCTTGAAGCGGATACTTAGCAATTACAATATGGATGAGATAAAACATTACCAGCTATTCAGGGAGTATGGATTGCAGACAGATAAGACACCAGTATTCTACATTGTAAGGGCAGGAGGGAGCGTTGTACAACGGTTCATAGGGGCATTTTTACAGCAAAATAATGGGAACGCATCCTACGGAGAGATTGACATGGATGTGATACAGGTGATGTGGGAAGACCCCAGTACACTTCGCCGAGACAAGATCACGAACATATTTCGTGAGAGCAGAGAAGCGATGCGTCAATACCTGCTTCACCCAAGAGGAGGAAAGATGGTATGGGTTGACATCTCTCTGGAGGGTGATGCAATCAACAGCACGGTACAAGATCGCATTCAGGTGACAGGTATGATGACCGTTGCCTGCGGAATAGAATCAGACAGTCAGTTCGATCCAGATTTGGCATCGTGGACAGAAGCAACAATGCAACCACAGGAGTAATAGATGGCAAAATCAAAAAAACATAATAAAACCAAACGCAACATATCCCTTGGGGAATACAAGGTATTAAGTGGAATTACAGAGACAGTGATAGCAGGTTTCAAGGTATGGCTCGGAGGGACAAAAACGAGAACAGAAGAACAATGGAACAAGGAATTAAATAAGTTTCTTAAAAGTTAAAAAGGAGTAATAAAATGAGTCAGATACGATTTGATGGTAAAATCCTTCGTGAGCCGCAGGCGGCGAGTAAATTGGTGGTTGGAATACCACCAAAAGCCAATCCTCTGGCTACAGGGAGGGTAATTGTTTTGGGAACATCAGAAGGCGGTGCTCCCGGTGTAGTACACTGGTTTGCTGACAAGAGCGAAGCTCAAGATATCCTTCGTAATGGTAATGCACTCCGGGCAATTGGATTTATATTTAATCCTTCATCCCAGGGTGATGGCGCACCTGCAGTTGGTTATGTCCGCACACAGACAGCCGTGCAAGGCAGTCTCACAAAGGGAAGTGTTAAGCTCACGGCTCGGGACTACGGTTCGTGGACTAATAATATCTCGGTAAATGTAGAGAATGGGACAGTAACTGACACGAAAAAGGTATCAATCAATTATGGCGACGTATTTGTGATAGCAGACAATCTTGGATTTGCACTCAATGTCGAATATACAGGTGCATCCACAATGGGAAAATTGTCCGTTACGACAACATCAGGGGGAACCACAATTGCAGGTGCACACGGAGATACGGGCACGGAAAAGACAGCATTCGAGTTTGACCTGAGTCTCTCGGATTATGATACGGTTTCGAAGGTAGTTGCATCAATAAATGCTGTAGCTGATTGGGGGGCTACAATATATGAGGAAGCCCCTGCTGGAGTGGGATCTCTCCCATCCTCTGTGATTAATGACCTAGCAGTTGGATTATGCCACAACGAAGGAGGACTTAACCTGAAAGCCTACCCCTATATTGTGAAGCATTGGATAGATAACAACTCAGCATATCTTACAGCATCGGTGGAGACAGCCGGAACACAGATAACCGATACAAGCGGTTATGAGCTACTCACAGGCGGAACAGAGGGAAGTATGGATACAACAGCCATTGCCAATTCTTTGGAGTTAATTGAAGAAGAAAATTGCCAGATTATATGGATAGACTCGGATATGGCAGCCCAGCATGCAATGGTGGACGCACACTGCCGAAACGATGCCCAGAATGAGAGAATGGCATTTTTCGGAGGATCGAGCCAATCATCCAAGAGTGATGCAATCACAGATGTTAGTTCAGCAGCCAACGTACTCAACAGCGCAAGGTCGGTATTGGTGGCATGTGGAATTAAGGACTTCACCGCAGACGGAAGCGGAGTGGAAGACCTGCCACCGAAATACTTAGCAGCAAAAATGGCTGGTCTCACAGCCGGACTGAAAGTGTACGAACCCCTCACACATAAGGTATTTTCGTGTGTTAGTTTGCAGTATGACTTTACAAAATCGGAGAGAGAGGAATTAATTAACGCAGGAGTGCTTGCACCACGATATTATGAGGGGATGGGATTTATTGTTAATCAGGGCATCAACACCCTTCAAAACAACTTGAATCTCTGGGACGCAAGTACAAATCTCTCACCTGAAATCAGTCTTATGAGGTCAGCCGACCAGGTCAACAAGGAACTGCGTGTATCCGCAGAAAAGCATTTCGTTGGAGGTACAGTTGGAGTCGGGAGAGATACCATCTTAGGATTTGCAACCAGTTTTCTCATGGATAAAGAGAGAGAGGGAATAATAGCAGCGAACGACAGCGATCCCGATAACAAACTTCCAGCATGGGGAAATGTATCCGCAACGAGACTTTCCGACGGCTGGCACGTGAAATACAGTGTGAGGTTCAACAATCCATTCAATTTCTTCCTATTGGAGACAGTAGCTGTACTATAATCTGAAACATTAATATTAAAAGAAGGGAAATGACATGAACGTAAAACATGGATCGAGAGTAGAGATCATATTTAAAACAGCCACCGTTGGTGTAATCACTAACTTTGCACCCAACGAGGATACGGGATTGCAACCTGTATACGGTATAGGACATTTTCATCCACAGGAACTGGTGGCTACCCGCTACACAGGAACATTCACATTTACAAAATTGATAATGTCCAACGAGAAAGTATCTGATATTGGATGGATTGAAACTAAAAATAAAACGTTAACGAACATGGCAGAAGACTTCCTCACCCAAGATGGATTCAACATCCAGGTGAAGGATAAGTATACCAACCAGGTATTCAGAACCTACTCAGGATGTAAAATTGCCACCAAAGGAATCAACATCACTGAGAATGCCATTATCGTGGAAAACGGCAACGGACAATTCGTGAATACCTCCGAACCTGATGCTGTCAAATAAGATGTGAAGACCTAAAACAAAAGGAGTAAAACATGGTGGTGGAATCAGAAACAGTCGTTCTTAATTACAAAGGACAGACATATACTCTGAAGAAAAACCTGACAATCGGTGAAATGCTCGGGTTAGCAGGGAAACGATATAAACTTACAGGGGGGCAATATGAAGCCCTCTTAAAATCAGAAGCTCCAGGTGACAGGGATATGGCATTCCTGACTGACATTGTAGTTGAACTCGATTCACGGATTGTGAATGCTCCAGAAGATTGGGAAGGTGCTGCAAATGAAAGCGAAACAAAAAAGCTGGTTGACCTATGGGACATGTGGATGAAAGAATCAGGGTTTTTTCGTCCCCCCGACTCCGCAGGAGATGGAAAAGCGGAGGGGAAAACTCAAAGCGAGAGCAAAAGCAAACCTAAAAACCAATTGGATGAGAATATGGTTTAGACGAAAGTACAATCTTCCCCCCAAAGACCCCCGATACCTCGAAATGACTGATGAGGATATCTTAGTGGACTTTTATGAAGATGAGATATTTAACGAAAATATGGAGGAGCAACTTAAATCGGTATTACCACACTGTAATTCATGTGACTATCGAGGGGAACCTTACATGAACAGTGAACTTTGTCCTAAATGCGGAAGTGTTATGACTATACCAAAAAATACATATGGAGATGACATAGAAAGTGATCTCCGAGACATCGGAATTGATCCAGAAGAAATACTTACAAACTCACCTCATACCCTCCTTACCCCACACAGGTGATGCCGAAGTGACTCCCGTCCCCGGAATTGTCTGGGGACGGGATGATCGGATTACCGAGTGGATGACAGATACAACCGACATAAGACTCTCATAATCAACCTTAAAAAGTTAAAATGGCAAAAGTACAAATAGATATAGAAGCGAAAACCACTGGTGATGCTAATCTCCAGCGTCGTATAGACAAACTCCGTGAAACAGGCAGGGTAACCCAGGAAGTTTCGGTGTTCGAGATGAAGCTCGCCGAAGCTTACGACAGGGGGGGGGACAGTCTAAGAGAACAGTTACGTCTCCTGAAAGAGCATGAACAAGAACAGAGAAGATTACTATCGAGTGCTCGTAAGGATTGGCGGTTGGAGAAACAGGAGTTAAGGGCTAAGGCGACACCGTACACTCGGCGGAGAATAAATGAACATATACTAAAACAGGAAAAACAACTCCGTCATTGGGAAAGGGAAACGGAGGAGTTCCAAGGGGCACGCAGAGAGTGGGAAGAAAGAAAACGACCTGAGATAAAAATGGAGTGGGAGAAGACCAAAGCTGAAGGAGCTCCTGCTGGTGGTGGCGTGAGTATGTCAACCATGATGACTCAGGCAGGGATCACCAGTGGTCCCGTAGGAGTAGCTCAGGCAGGTGTGAGCGAATTAACCAGAGCAGGAATGCGGCGCATGGCTGGCATGAGTACGTTGGGGAAAGTAGGCATGGGCTTAGGGATAGGGGTGGCACTTGGAGCTGTCACCAAAATCATCCAGTGGTTCGTAGGCGGTATCGAAATCAGCAGACAGTTCCATCGACAGATGCTCCCCTTCCGTGCTGCCATGCAGCAGATGGGCAAAGATGCCGAACCGATGAACAAGAGTATGAAAAAACTGTCAGAAAACCTCGCAGAAAGTCTGACAGCTACCATCGGGATGTCACGGGAGTGGGCAAGATTAGGCGGGGTAACAAAGTTTACAGAAGAAACAGGTGCACAGATGGAAGCGGCTGTAAAGACTGGGAAAGTCTGGGGGGGCATCGACCCCCAGCTTACCATAGCCTACACCGGACAGATGGCTCGGTTCGGTACGTACTTCAACCCCCAGCAGGGGATGACTGACAGAACCATTAGAGATACCATCATGGCAGCTAATGCCGCCGGAATGGGGGGATTGAGACGAGGCGAGTTCATTCAGCAAGTGCTGTCCACAACCCAGGCGGCAGCAGGGACGGCTGGAGTGGTGAACCCGCAGGACATGATCAGCTTTGCCACGCAGATAGCGGGGTTAGGTGAACCGTTCCGAGGTGAACGTGGAGGAGCATTCGCAGCACGAATCCACGCCGGGCTGACAAGAGACGGGCAAAGCGGTATTGGATTCCTCGCTACCAAACGGATGCTGGGCGAAGATGCTACAATGTTCCAGATCAAATCCCAGCAACTCAAAGGGCTATCCGACCCCGAAAACCTCCGTGCCAGATGGGAATTCCTGAAGGGTATAAGCGGGGGCGACCTGGATGTAGCAGCTATGGGTCTGTCACATGAACTGGGCATGCCGGAACAACTGCGTATGATTTACAATCCGGAATCGGTAAGCGGGGATAAATTGCAAGACAGTCTGGTTGAACTATTAGAGGCAGGAAAAGTCGTTACGGTAGATTCGTTCAAAATGACTGCTGCAGGATTGCTGAACAAATTTAAAGAAATACGAGAGGAGTATCCCGATAGTGAAAGCAAAGAATTTATAGCGGGGGAAATGGCAAAAGAGCTGGATATTAATCGAGAAATGCTTTATACCACAAGAGAAGGTTTTAAGGGTAAGTCAGTTATAGATGAATTATGGGGTGATGGACTAACACAACAAGAGTTGACAGAATATCAAAACGAGATGGCAAAGATATTATATGAAGATGATATAGGATTCATCAGCCTACAAAATGAAGCAAGAACAGCACTTAAGAGTATGA